GTTGATATTGATGGAATGCTTGTTGGAGTTGTAGTTACATATTGCCACGCCTCTTCTTGTGAAAAAACTACAATATTTCTGCTATCAAATCCAGATGCTGACGGATTAGATCCAGCAGAATAAATTCCAATCTCAGTGATTTCATATCTTTCTGTACTTGGTAGTTCTGATGTAAAAACTAATTTGTTTACACCATCTTCGTAGACATATCCTTTTGAAGATATTGGAACCCGAAACATTTCAAAACCAAGTTCTTCTTTTGCTGAATAACCAACAAAATCATGTGCGTCTGCTGTTCCCAAAGGCTTTGCTGCGGAACCAAAAGCCATGTATGAGGCATATGCTGGAGCAGTTCCTATCATATACTTTGCTACTATTTCTTTACCATTATTTGTTATCATGAACCATACTCCTCAATTAAATCTGTCTCTATTGTACCACCTGAAAGGATTTCTATCTCTACCCTTTCGTCATTTTCCATATTAATTGTTTCAATAACAATCCTGGCAAAACGGTTATATCCCGTAAATTCTTGAGTTGCTAGTCCTTCTTGGTTTGTTGCAATATAAACATTGGTCCCATTTGTGCTACTGCTACTTGGTTGATTTGGTATTTTATTGTCTAATTTTATAGAAAAATTGGAAAAAAATGTATCTGATGTGTCCTGTAAACCTAAAAGTTTTTTTGGATCATACGTTTGTTTGAAATCAAACATATTTAATATTGGTTGATAAGATATATTTTGAGCATTTACAAAATTTACGTTACTAAGCAAAAGAAGAGCATGTCCATTAATTTGTTCAAAATATAGATTTAATATTTCATTAGCCGTTATTGGTGCCTTTTCAGATTCATTAAAATCTACATATTCTGGCGATGGTATTTTTACTGGCATTTTTGCAACTAAATTAGATCCAGATGAACTAGAGTATCGTGGACCACCTTCATTTGGTGGAGAATAAGATGACGGCGTTGTTGGTTTTACTTCAACTGGTTGTCCAGTGTATCCATCAACATCAAATGCATATCCAGAAGTTCCAGTATTTACAACAGGCATTAAATTTTTTGACATCCAATCTGATGCTGCCTTAATAACATCAGCAGTATTGCCTTCATCATAATTATATGACATTTTATACCTCACTCAAATAAATTGTCATTGATGGACCCCTGTTACTTCTAGAATATTCTATATTATAAACTATAAACTTAGATGATGAAGGTGCAACCATATCCACACCATTTTCATTCTTATAGTCTATTGTTACAAGATCTCCAAGTTGTATGGTTGGTGTAGCAAAAATATTTAAACCTATAGCCTTTTTGGGAACCATCAACTTATTTAAAATCCATTCCATTAATAATTCGGCATCATCTGGATTTTGAATATAGTCGCTTTCAATAGAAAATTCATTATTTCCATATGTAATTCTACTTATTCTAATGTTGTCATATTGTTGTTTTTCAAATGTTGGAGAATAGACTAAAGCACTTGCAACTAATTCTGGATCTGAAAAACTAGATCTCTTTTTAAAATAATCATCAACAGTTAGTTGGCCTCCTCCATCCTGTGTAAAAGCAATACCGCTAATATTTAAAAAGTTATTTTCTGTTGTTCCTAAATCTAATAATGAATCTGTTGCATTAAATATTAAAAACTCTGCTCCATAAGCACTTGATTGAAAACCAGAAACCACATAGTCTTTTGTTCTTTCTGGAAGTTTAATGATTTTTGAAAATAATGATGGATATGCATTATCAAATCTAATATTAAAATACGCACACTCTCTCATAATAGTACCAAACTCTTCAAAATATACTTTAAATTTGTTTGGTTCTGCTGCACTTATTCCAGATAAATAAGTTTGTTGTAAAACTCCGCTTAATGCATATTTTCTCAATCCTGCGTTTATGTTTATAGACTCTCCACCAAAAACATTTGCTATAGGCTCTGTAATTCCAACAGTTGAGTTTTCTGAATAATTTTCAGTCAAAGCATAAACATTTTCAAACATACACTTTGAAGATCCACGAGTAAACAAGGCAACATTATTGTATTTTGGCAATGGTTGTTTATCATCAATAGTTGCAACTAGTGTATTATTAATATATAAGAAAAATCTTCTAGCATTAGTATTTTCAACATTGTCAATATACTCTATAGACAAATCATAAACGGTGTCATAATTTTCATAAAACTTTCTTGCAACACCAACAAAATTACCAGTATCTGAAAGAATATCTCCATTACCACTCCAAAGCAATTCTGGAAACGCTTGTGATCCATATCCGTCTACTGCGGTCAAACTTGCATCTGAATATATTTTATAAAAAACAATATTTGCTGTTTCGTTAGTTCCACCGTCTAAAGAAATAATTTCAAAATAGTATCCATTATTAGTTTCTGGATTTACAAGAACTCCTATGCCACCAGAATTACCAGAGACGTTTACTGATTGATTTGGAGACTCTGAATTTAACTGATAATATGTTGTTCCATCAAGAGGGATAATTTTTTTAGAAACTGTACCATCTTCATCCTGTAAGTCTGAAATAGAAGATCCAATAATTCTCATTCTTGTTCCAAAATGCTTAAATCTATCTTCTAATGGTTTGTGAACATATGTAATAAAATCTATTGGTTGTATAAAAGTCGTATTAAAATTTGGTCCTTTTAAAACAAGTGCTGAAGACTGAACAACCCCTTTATTTTTTGTAGGATCAATTTTATTAATTTGTAAAACTTCAGACTCTGTAAGATCATATTTTGACAAATATTTTTTAATGACACCATTTGCTGTACTTCTTTTTGCTAACTCAGTTCTTACTCCAGCAGCAGCACCTACAGTTGCTGTACCCTGGAAAACTTCTGATCCAAAAAGATACTTTGACGCCATTGAGCAGCCTTTACGATTTGCTGCGTCTGTCCAATTTGATGGCAATCCAGATGAATGGTTTGTTATCTGTGTACCAAATTGTGCTCTTCCATGCTTAAACACTGCTCCATTTTGTCTTTTTTCAACACCATTAATTTTGACATAATATGGCTCAGAAAAAATTCTTACTCTGCCAGTTGGATATATCTTGCCATTATACGGAAGTTTGTTTAAATAATACTTGTATTCAGATTCATTGCTAAGCCAAACATTTCCAATTTCGCTTATGTTGTACTCTACTGCATCATATTTTATAACTTCTCCATTTGCATAAAAGTACCCTTGATACCTTGAAATTAAATAAATGCTTTCGCCAAAATCAATTATATTATTTATAAGTTCATGATTTACCACTGATGGAGGCTGATTAGAAATATCTTGATTTAATGTTAATGCAGAAAGAGAGTATCCCGTTGTCTTTCCTTCTTTTTTAAGTTCTTGTGTATCTCCAATTTGCCATAATAATGTTGGCTTATATACCCATCTTTTATCTTCTTCACTCAATGATGTTTCTTGTCCTAATGCGCTGTAAGTTTTATCAATATATCTAGACTTGTAAGTTATTTTTCCATTGTTATAAATCTTTTTATCTTGTGACGCAACAGAAATAATATTTGGTAACTTTTTATTAGCAATAACTTTGTTTTTAATAATGTTTGCAGTGTTTTCAATAAGCGATGGACTTCCACTTCCAATTGTTAAATCCCAAGATGTTGTATTGTATGCTCCAGCATCTAAGTTTTCTGTTGCTACAGAACTATAAGACTCTGCATCTTGAGAAGCAATAATAATTTCAGAAACCTTATCAGTTACCTTTGATCCAATTAGTTCATAGTCTACTGTTCTTGTTGAAAGGCCTCCACCAAGAACTTGTCCAGTAGCAGATGGCATCAAATAGTTTCTACTCATAATTACAAAATTATTGTATTCATCAAAAAACATAGATGTTTGTGTTGATACGGCTAAATCATTTAATACTTCTGCAAGATTTCTGTCTGGTCCAACAAAAAAATATGGTATGACCTGATCTACTTCTGCAAGATTTCTTTTATAAATAAAATTACTAAACCCTACATAATCAAGAAGCAATGCTATTGCATAACTTAAAGAAACATTTGTAATAAATAATTCTGGGGCTGGAAGTGATTCAAAATGAAAATAAAAATCTCTTAACTCAATAGAGATAGTAGCACCAGTTACATCTGCTTGTGGAAATCCATCAGAATACAATGTTTTAACTGGAACAGTGTAGTCGTTACCACCAACATTTACTATAGTTTCATAAAATGTAAATTTAATATTTTTTCTTAAATAGTCTTTGATAATACTATTTTGATTATTTTCATTAAATGCTTGCTGATCATCAAATATACTAATTGAACCAGTAGAAACTAAAAGTTGTCCTATTGGCAATGCTCCAGATCCCAAATCTCCTAAAGATTTTTTAACATTGTAATCAATAACGTTTGCCGATATATCAGCCAAAAGTCTTGGAGAAAACTCAATTAAATCAAATGTTGATTCAAACTTATTCATTGCATCAACAACAATCCTAATTCCACGAACATATTCAAATTCACGATATTTTATCATGTTAGTTGCTGGCTCAATAAAAGAATTTGGAGATGTAAAATCTGTAACAAAGTGTTTTGCTTGATTTAAATTATCATCTGTCAAAAACCATGTATATTCTGGAACAAACTGATCATATTGTTTTGTTGATGAATTCCACACATGATATATTCCTTTATCTGTTGTACTTGAAACAACAAGGTACGCATATCCATCAATTGATTCACTTGGCAGCAAACTAGTGGAAGAAAATGTTTCAGCATGAATAAACTTATTTCTAAATGCTGTTGGTATTTTTAATCCGTATGATAATTCAACATATCCATCTTCTTTAATTATTGGAGTGCCGTCTGATCTTGCTGAGGTTGAATTAAAATCTTGTATAGTTACCCATTGATTTCCGATTAATGCCTGAACTTTCCAGATTGTTGGGGTTGTTTTATTTGCTTCTGTATAGAATGGATCAGAAATTGTTCCTGTTGGGGTTACATAAGATCCAGAATTAACGCTACCTATGTTTGTTTGCATTTTTACAACAAGTCTATTTGCTGGAACATTATTTTTATAAACAACAAATGGCGCAGCATCATCAATATAGAATCTGTTATTTACGATTCTTTTAGCAATTCCTCGCTCAGTAGTTTCTGTTGATATAGCAGATTCTTTTTCAGTTCTATAAGATGTCCAATATTTAAATTGATCATCTCTTGTTGGCATATAATACCTTGGTCTTTGCGTAAAAAATACACCTTGAGCATCAACAAAGTCTGTAGAAAAATGTGGTATTTTTTTATTATTAAAATACAAAAGTTTGTTTATTCCAGATCTTGGTCTAAAAGGTTTGATACAGTCTTCCAAAGAATAATACATGTTATATTTTTCTTTTGTAGAACTATATAGAATTGGAACTTCGTTTTCGTCATACCCTCCGTCAACGATTATGTCTGAATCTGTTGCTCCTGTATAGAATTGTCCAACATCGTTTGGGTCAAATGTTGACTGAATTGTTGTATATCTTGTATCTGAACTTTGTGGTCGATATCTATAATTTCCTAGTTTAAAAATATTATCTGGCATATTCATGTTCCACTCAACAACTACATTAGATCTTATTTGTACTGTTGGTGAAGTTTCAAAATGATTTTTTAGTTGTGCATTTTGAAACATTATAACTCTTCCAATGATACTGAAACATTCCAGAAATCGTGTGTTGCTCTTCCTCTTTTAACTACATCATAACTAAAGTCAGAAAAATAAACCTGAAGAATTTCGCTATAGTTTGTTAAATGTAAAAATGTTGAATCTTGATTGCTTGCCCCAAAGTTATTATATTTATCATAGGACAAGAACATCCAAAAAGGACCTTTATGATTTTCATACCAATCAAGAAGTTCTACACCACCTGCTCCACCGTCTACAGTATATTCATTTGTTGGTAGTTGATCAGAAAC